CAGCAAGGTTGCCCTGATTATCAAGCAATGGCACAAGGATTGAAATGGTGAAATTAGCCAATGGAGCAACTGATAAATAGTCGTTATTGGTTGGTGTGATATATGGATCAGCAGGGCTGATAATTAGGCTGTTAGCAATGGGTGTGGCTGGTGGGTAACTAAAGACTGACCATTTGGTATTATCAGTAAGAGCTGCTGCAATGCTAGAGCGTAGGGTGGTTATTGCTGGCATCAGCCCACCATTGAGTTAGGCGCGATATAAGGCGCAATGAGTCCTCGAACGCGAGCCATGAGCTGATTAGACATTGTGTATGGGCTTGGTGCATAGCCGTCAATAGATACGCCTTGACCTGTTGGGGCTTGGCGAGCCTGGTAGATAGCCACCGAAATCATAAGGCTTGCTTCCTGAATGGCTGAAATAGTTGTGTAGTCGGTGTAAGTATCGGCTGCAACTTTGCCATAAGGGTTGATTGGATGGTAAGTAGTTGGCGTGTTGTTGTTGCCAGTAATTGCGTAGGTGATTGACTTTTCGCCAACGCCTGTAATGGTCTTGCTGCCATTGTGCTTTGCGCCGCAGCCAGAGATAACAACTGTTTGTCCAACATAAAACACGTCATTTACATAGTCGTTAAAGTATGAAGTGCCTGTTGATGCAGTATTGCTGTGACCGATTACTGGAGTCGTGTTAGTCCATAGAAAAGGCAACAACACGTCATCGGCAGCATCGCAGACTTCTTGCAATACAGCATCGGTATAGAGCGAACCAATACCAAGAGCTGTGCGAAGTTCTGCAACTGTCGTGATTGACATTTGTTATCCTTTCTAAAGACTAGGGGGACTGCAAGGGCTCTGGCAGCCCCCCTAGCGACTTAGGGCTTACCTATCAGGTAAGGTTGAACTTACGAACGCCCTTACCTGACTTAGCAAGGTAGATAGCGAGGTATCCGTAGAGGTTAATCTCTACTTCACCTGATGTAAGTACGTTCACACGAAGTTGTGTGGTTGGTGACTCCCAGACATAAACGCTGGATGGTGCTACCAAGAATGCAGAGTTATCAACAACGCCAGATGCAGCGATGTTGTGATCCACAATAAGATCAGTTCCAAGAACGTTGCCACGAACTGATGAAGCAACTGCTGAACCTGATGCATTTGTGGTTGAACCCTGTGCAGAGTAAAGAGCGCGACCAGTTGAGTCTGCGTATCCTGCGATAGCAGCCCATTGGTCTGTTGATGCAACTAGCTTGTTAGCAAAGTCTCCGCCAGTTCCCTTGTATGCGGCTGCGCCTTCTACAGAGATGAATGACTGAAGTCCTGCTGCTGTTGCTGCTGTTGTTGCAGCGGTTGTACCTGATGCAATGAACTCATTGAGAAGTGCTGTATCTGTTGCCTTCTCATAAGCCTTGCGAAGTTCTGCCATGAGCAATTCCATGAATGCAGGTGATGAGCGGTCAATAAGTTCGAATGAAACGCGGTTCAATCCTGAGAACTTGTTGATTGAAACTGTGTCATAGCTTGAAGTCATGCCAGTTTCTGATGGTGCTGCACCTTCGTCTGTGTCAGCAACTGTTGGAGCAACGTTTGGTGTTCCAGCGTTGGTGTAGAGACGTGGGACTGTAAATGACATTCCTGAATCTACTAATGCTGCGCGTGTTGCTGCTTCAAATGCTGGGCGACCTGTGAAGGTGTCAGTAATGAAGTTGTTGAGGTGCTGTGGGAGTGTGAGTCCTGTGTTTGTTGATGTTGAATCATCAGCTGCACGAACTACGCGGCGCGCATCGTCATCGCCGAGTGCTGCCTTGATTGAAGCCTCGAGGTATTGCACACCTGTGATTGGTGCAACGCGCTCGCGGACATAGTGAGATGCTGCAACTGTTGGGCGAGCCGCTTCTTCTGCCGCTGCTTCAACTGCTGGAGCTTCTACCGAAGTTGTGGTTTCTTCCACGACTGGCTCGCTTTCTGTTGGTTGGGTTTCAGCAGGGATTTCTGTTTCCTCTGCTGCGATCTCTAGCACCTGCGCCGACTTAAATGCAGGTTCGGTTACTAGAGAAACTTCTTTTAGTTTCGCGGCTGTGACAACTGTGTGTCCATCGCGTGATGGTTGTGATGAAATGATTTCTGCACCGATTGACAGCCCTGAAACCAATCCTTCTTGTGCCATAACAAGTGCATCGTTGCCACCTGTAGAACGTGACAACTTGAATGTCGCATAAATCCCATCTGGTCGAACTGTGGCGGTTACCATGCGACCAACTGGCTTTTTCATGTCGTGCTGGCTAAGCAACTTAATTTTGGTTGGGTCGTTGATTTCGATTGACCCTGCTTCAAAGACAACGCCGCCAAGATTGGTGTTACCAACCTCGCCAGTTCCCATTGGGACAATTTTTCCGCTGATTTCGCGGCGATCCTCATTGCATTCGATTGAGGATGCTTCGATGTATAGAGTCTCCACTAGCTGATTCCCTCGCTTCCGTTTGGAGTCAAATCTGTCATTTCCATTGCTTGTTCAGTTGTAATGAGTCCAAGAGATAGCAACTTCTCAACAACTTGAAGTTCAACCAATGGATCGTTCTTAAGGAATGTGTCATAAACAGCAAAACGAACTTCATGTCCTGAAGTTGAGATGTCGTCCATTGAAAGACGTGCCTGAATTGCTTGAATGTAAGGCTCAATGCTTAAAGCGAAAAACTGCTTGCGCTCATCTTGAATATTCGAGTAAGTCATTGACGTATTGGCTTCCGCGCTGAGCAGGTAAGCAGGTACGTTCATTGCTCTAGCGATTTCCGTAGATAATGCTTGGATGCTTTCTGTATACATCATGTCTTTTGGTGAGAACTGTGTGGATTGGAATTCAAGGGTGCTTGTGAGATACGCAGTTGAATTATTCTGGCGGCTGCGTTTCCATGCAGCTAGTAATCCAGAGACTTCGTTCGGTGGAAGGTCTGCGCCTGTATTTTTAAGAATGCCAGACGACATTGGAGTAGCAGAGGCAACGGCAGCGGCTTTGTTAATGTCAATCGCTGACTGAATAACACGACCAGCGCGTTCTAAAACACCCTCGTCAAAGCCTTGAATAGTCACAATGTCGTTCATACTAATAGGCTGGGCGTCAATGTAATACTGGGTGACGTAAATGCCTTCTAGGTCAGTTGTAAAAGTAACGCGTGAGTTAGCAATCCACTCAAACTGTGATGGTCTTCCGTCTTCCTGATAGCGTTCGACAATTTTTAGATAACAGACCCCATAAAAGAGGAGCGAGTCCACGCACCATGTTAGGGTTACGAACGAAGGTTGGCTAGGAGCTAATTGATTGATCCATTTAGGAGCTGCAATCTTTTCGCCTGTTTTCTTGCTGTAATACTCGAGAGGAATTGCGGCAACTGTGCCACAGATAAGGTTTCTAGCTCTAGCCACGCTACTGACCGACATGGCATCCTTGCGAGAAACGCGAAGGGTTAAAGCATTGTAAAGAGAGGGCAAGTTTTCGCCCATAACCTGCGGCGCATATTGCGCCTCTAAGATTTGCGGTTGCTTACGCGAAAAGATGCCCATAGACCGCTAATTATACACTACATATAGTGTCATTCTGTGTAAATAGCCGCTACCTGTTGTGGTTTCAATAATGTCGAAATTGCCATAGCTGCTGAAATTGGAATTGCCACCGATCCTGCTGATTGTCGTTTGATAATTCTCCAACTTGAATCATTAGTTTTGGCTGCTACGTTGGCAAACTGGGTTATCAGAATATCTTGCCCATTATGAACCCAGCGTTTGTTCACAGTTGCATCCAATAAGTCGCTGCAAGCCTGATAAAACTGCGCTCCCGAAATGTCCACGCATATCTGCCCAGAATTGGTTAATTTATCGGCAATAGACTGGGTTGCGTATTTGTCATGGCATATTTGTCGCGGTCTGTAAATATCCGCCCAATGTTTAATGTCCCTAGCAATAACCAACTCATCCACCGAGACTTGAGACTCCCATGTTTGCAATACTCCCAATCCAATTCGTCCGTCAGGCAGGATTTGACCCGCCACAAGAGCTGCATCTCGCGAACTAGGGCTTTTATCGAAAGCAAAAACTGTGTAAGCCCCAGCACTCATCTTGAGAGTCGAGTCAGAACAATCCTCAATGCTATTTGGCGGGAATGGTGATTGAAGGCTGGAAATCCATTGACACAATAGTTCCGTGCGAGTGTTTTCAATCGGGCTAGTCGCCACGCTTTCCTCTAAAGCCTCCTCAGAAATAGTAAATCCTAAAGCGGGATTAGCCATTGCCCATGCGCTGCGATCTGTAATCTTGCACCATTGCGGCGCGCTATATTCGTAAAATCCAAAAGACTTTGGCGGGTTCTCCAATGCGCGTTCACGCATTCCGTTAAGGACTACCGAGAAAGCGTCTCCTGCATTTGATGTAAGCAACGTTTGAGCATTTGGGCGCGCTCTAGTCGTTGGGATAGCTGCTCGAAACCCTTCCTCGCTGATTTCTCTG